AAGAATAAACATGGACAACCACCTTCATTCAATTCTTTTGAATAACTTCTCATAAATGAAATAAAATCTTCCATATCCTCATCTTCAACGTCATATTCTTCAGGTTCAACTCTTCCGTAGTTTACATCATCATCACTATCTATATCTTCTTTTTTTACATTTTTACCAGGAATCAAATTTATTAGTTTCATAGTTTCATCATTTTCTTTTACAGGTACACAATTTGGTACCATCTTACCATTTTTCATTTTACCACCAACTGCTTTGTATCCATCCCAACAAGCTTCATTCAATTCTACATTTTCACTACAAGTAGTCCAGCCACCACCTTTTGATTTGTAGTTTTTTGCAGCCCATCCATTTGCGTATGCTGATGGGTATACTGTAAATTTAGATTTTGCGGCTGCTTTAGATGCTGCCCATTTACCCGCATCAGTTGGACAATTTTTTTCTAAAAATAAATTTAGTTTTTCTTCTATATTCATAGTTTCATTTTTTTTCTTTCCTGCACAATGTGCTTTTTGAGAGAAACCTTTTGGATTATTACAATCTATACTATTTTTATATTTCTCACTCCAATCTTCATTTTTTGGTTTAGTAGAAACATATATGGGTTTTTTACCTTGGCCGCCACTATCTTTACCACCTCTACCAGCATCGTTTTGTGCATCTCTTTTTCTTCTAGTTGCACTTTCTTTCTCTTTCTTACTCATTCCGGCAGCTTTTGCAGCAGGAACACATTTAGCATAACCTTTTTTTTCTCCCGAAGTTCCACATGGTGGGTGTTTACCATCAACCTTTTTGCCGATGTTTACCCATTTTTCTTTAAACCATTTATTTAAATCTTCGTTCATCTATAAGAGTTTCAACATATAAATATATAAAAATTAACGAAGTAACCAAGTTAAGTTTTCAATCTCACCTTTACCTATTTCCATTTCATATGGATTTTGTTTTAAATGATTGGTTGTTATCAATCCTTCATATTTGTTTATTTGAGTTGAATTCAACATATTTTTTGTTAAATCAATACCTTCTTGCTTTAAACGAAGTGCAGTATTACGAACCCATAGTCCTATTGCCATTGCCATTGTAAGGTCATCGTTATATCCTTTCATAGCTTCTGCTCTACCGGCACTCCAAATAAATGTAAATAACTCATCTATTAATCTATTAGAACGAATAAGAATATCTTTACTTGTCATATAGGTATCCAATGCTGAAATGATAAGTGGTCTTGTTTTAGTTGTAGTGGAAAATCCTGCTACCATTTGTTTTTCATCTCTATAATATTTGTTAGACATTTGTTTTTCAACATCTATATACTTTAAGTCATTACTCATATAAAATAAGTTTCCATATCCTCTATCAATAACGGCTTGAATACATGCCCAACCTACATTTGAATTTTCAATTACTAAAAGTGCATTGTTCCATTCGGTTGCAACCGCCGTTAGAAAATATCCAAAATCTCTTGTATCAATTTTACCTCTATATTCTGCTACTTGTGAACTATCCTCAATATCAATAATTTGGAATGTAGAATAATCGGCTCCGTCACCTCTAGCGACATCGGCAACTACCATATATGCTCTATTATAATTTGGATGTTCCCATTTCCAATAATTTCCGTCAAACCCACTTTTTTCAATCGGGTCCATAACATATGTGTCTTTATACCATGTTAATAATGCTGGGTCGATTACAGTATCTCCTGAACCTACGAAATCACAATCACACTCTTGTGCTGCACCTTTTACTCCCAATATACGAGTTTGTTCATCTCTCCATGATTGATTTCTTTCAGGATGAACAGTCCAATGTAAATTTATATTATTAAATCCGTTTGCACCACTCTCACCATCGACCCACATTTTATGGAACCAGTTACCCACACCATTCGGAGTAGATAATACAATTGCAGAACCACCCGTTGATAATGTAGATTGTGCCGATAACCAAATTTCATCAATATCTCTAATGAATGCAGCTTCATCCACAACTAACAATGACAATGCTTCCGAACGACCCGCGTCTGGAGAACTTGCGATTGCTTTTACTTGTGAACCATTTTTTAATTTAAGGGAAAGTTTATTATCTTCTACTGAACTATTACCACCATCTCTTAACCATACAGGAAGTAAGTCGTGCATTACTCTTACCTTTTCAACTAAGTTTTTTGCTACAGTTACTTTTGTTGCAATAACCAATGCGTTAAAGTCTTGGTTAAATAACATTTTCCAAAGAATAAATCCTGCTGATAATGTTGATAAACCCAACTGACGGGATTTAAGAATGATATTTAATCTATTTTCTTTAAAATCCGTTAAACACTCCTCCTGGAAAGGATAAAGGTGAAAGGGTATTTTTCCTCTCACCGGGTGCTGAATAACACAATACTTCTTCATAAAGTAAATGGGGTCTAACGCACATTTACGATATTCTTCAGCTATTATTTCTTTTAATGACTTCTTAGGTTGCCCTTGAACTCCCATTATTTTTTAAGTTTCAATTTCCAATACACACCACCACCAATATAAGGTGATAATGCCCCACTTGTACCATCGGTTGTTCTATTTGCAACTCCCAATCCTAAATGGAACATCTTATCTTTTTTCGTATTAACTAAAACACCAAATCCTAAATGAGATACTACATCTGCTTTGTTAAATCCACCTTCAAAACCATAAAATAGTTTAGTCTTTGGTAATTCTTTTACAATTGTTGTTTCTTTAATAGTTCTTTGTTTAACACTTGCATTAAATGTTCTACCTAATATTTTATTTTGAGTAATGGTATCAATTAAAGATACAATACCTAAACTATCTGGTAATTGTAATGTATCTTTATAAATATTTTTTGCAAAATAATCTTGTAATAAAGCTTGAGTATCTACAATTGCAGGAATAGTTACTTCCTTAATTGTTTCATGGTAAATATCTTCACCTTTTTTAGTTACTACCTTTGTCTTAACTACTTCAATTGTATCAATTTCATGCTTAATAAGTTCGTACTTTTTACCATCTACTTTTACAATTTCACCCGTTTTTGTTTTGTCTCCACCACATTGTTGGAAAACTACTATTACAATTAATAATGCTATTGCAATGTTTTTTAAATTTAATAATTTTTTCATATTTTATTTTTTTACTAATTCTGGATGATTTAACTCAACCAATTTTTCTTCTAATAATCTTTTTCTTTCTATTAATAATTCAATGGCTTCAAATGCACCATCAATATCTTTTTTCAAATCTTCTTTTACTTTCTCAATATCTACTTCCCATGACCACTTTTCAACTTTACCATCTTCGGTAATTATTTCCATTTGTTGTTTTACACCCCCCAATGCCTCTTCCATTTTAGCCTTATAATCCCTTACATACGCAAGTTTATTATTTGTTATTTTATAATCTTCATAAAAAGGAAATGTACCATCCGCTCTCAATTGAGTTTCAAATTTTGCCAAACAAGTTGTGCACATACCAGTTTTACTAATTAACTTTTTGTCTGCCCAACTATATGGAACCGTTTTACAATCTTCTGAAGAACAATGACTTAATTTATGTAAGAAATCTCTAACATCGTCCATTTCAGTAACGACTGTCTTAAATCCCTTTTCTTGTCTCCACTCTTTACCTTCACTATCTACCCACGTTTCACCAACTTCTCTTTTTTGTTCGGTTTCTTTTTCATAACCAAACGACTTTTTATTGTTGTCCTCTCTACCAAATACCGTATCTATAATTAATTTACGGGTTTTGTGCATTCCTTTTGATTTTTCATCAAAACTTTTTCTTTTTGCCATACTAATATTCCTTTTTGTAACTGTTTATTATTATAATATATATCAAATTAAGAGTAAAAAATACCAAGTATCTGATTTAATGGTGCAAAGGTACCTGTAAGTTTATATGTTTTGCCATTATAAAAGAATACCAAACCTTCATTTGCTACTATTTTTTCAATTCCACCTAATTGATTTAATCTAGATAATTCTTGTTTTAATTTAGCTATTTTAGATGGGTCACCACCATTTCTAACTTGTTGTGCAACTGACTTTAATTTGTCTTTCATTGCTCTAATTGCGTTATCAGGATGAACAGTTAATACACTTCCAACAAATTCTAATACATCTGCACCTACTCCTAAAAATATTTCTTCAAATGGTTTGATATTATTTTTTTGTTGTTTTACAACATTAACTTTATCATTTTGTATTGCCCACTTTTGTAATTCTGGATTTGATATTGTATTTAATCTAAACCCTTTATCACCAAAGGCCCATCTTCTAATCAATGACTCTTTTGTAATTTTATCAATCTTAACAGGTACGTTTGATGTAATCCACCAATCCCACCAGCTTTGATGATAGTCTGCAACATTATCCGAATCACTTAATCCAAATTCTGATTGTAGTTTTTTAAGTCTTGATAA